CGCGCAATTCTTGACTGACTTGCTTGTTTGCTGTCTCGAACCGAGATAGTTACAAGCCTTTTTAGAACTCGGACTACTAACAGAGGAGAAAATGAAATGAAAACCGTTTTCGCATTTGCAGTGGTAGTGTTGCTTTCGATCCAATCGTTCGCGGTTGAACTCACCCAAGATCAACTCGTTACGTTTGGCAACCACATCAGGGCGAACAGTGACCAAAATGTAATCGACGCAGTGGCCGCCGGTGACGTGACAACGATTCAACAGTGGTATTCGGACGATTCGTCGCTGTACGTGTTTCTCGATTCGGTATCCACTGACGACGTTCGGGAGTCTATTGTGTGGTCGGAAGTTCTCGATCCAGTAGATGGAATGGATGAACTCCAGCGGTGGGGATTCGATTTGATGATGGCCAACGGAACATTTAATCCAGAAAAGGTCAACACGCGAAATGGATTGATTTTGATTTTCGACGCACAGATGCCACTCACCCGTGCGGCGATCATCGCAGATGCAACGCGATTCGCGAACGAATTTGAAACGATATTTGGTGTAGCAGCAATCGGTCCGGGCGGTGGCAATGGAAGCACGCCGAGTAATGCAGCTATCGCAGTTGTTAAAGGCACGCCATCGATTGCGAACGTCGACCACGCTCTCGCCGCTACTGCTCCGTAAAAAAGGTGCGTTATGGCTGCAAGCAAATCTATTTCAGCATCGGGAAACGCCACGTCTGATAATTTCGGCGTGGATGCCGAAGCTGTCAAAGTCTCGGCAATGATCAAGGCCGATAATGACGGAACTCCGGCTTCGGGGGATATCGTGACAGTATACGTGCAAGGCTCGTACGACGGGACACTGTATACCACGGTTGCTCATGCTGTTCCGAGAGCGACTCTTGACACGAATGATGAAGACCCTGCTGTTTCTGATGTCATTCCCATCGATCCCGCGTTTTCTGATTTCAAAATCTACTGCGAAAACGGTAGCAGTGGTCGAGCCATTACCGTGAGTGGTGAAGTGTCTGAGATTAAACCAGACGGCTCGGGTGGAATCACAAAAACAAACACGGCTTTGTCATGGACGTAGCATGTTCCTGATCGATTCACTACCTGTTGATCTATCGGTAGGGAATGCTGGCCCTCAGCATTCTCGCGATCTTGGTCTGGTAGGATCGTGGCCGCTGAATGAAGGACACGGCGAGGACGCTTACGATCTGTCCGCGTTTCGCAACCACGGCACCTGGAACGGTTCAAGCACCACGCGATATGGGCCTGGCCCACATGATGGATCACGGGCAGGATGGTTCGACGAGACCAACTCTGATGATGTGCTGGTATCGCCGTTCACAAAAATTACCGGGTATCCATTCACGCTCCAAGTGTGGTTTAAGTTTCTGGATGAGAGCACAACAGACACCGTATATTGGGAGGTGCTCAATTTCAATTCGGACCAAAGCACACGAGATGAGACCAGACTGTTCGTCCGTCCGTTCTCGTCGACTGTATTACGCATCGGGTATTGGGTTTACTGGGCCACGACTGGTGCCAACGATTCGTATTATGGGACGACTGCTTATTCGCGTGCTGGCTGGCACTTGCTGTCCATGGTCTTCCGTACCGCAACTGACCGTGAATTGTACATTGACGGAATCTCAGATTATCAATCGTCCGGTGCGTGTAGTTTTGCGTCCGCGCTGGGGTCGGACGGCATTATCACGTTGGGTGCATACTATCGCCGCGGTGCTCGGTATGGCTCAGCCAATTGGAACGGCTGGCTCGCTGATGCGTCTGCGTATGACCGAGCGCTAACTGCTGGTGAAATCCGCGACATCTACCTCAACGGTCGCGATCTGTACCAGCGACCGACCATTCCGGTGATGACTAGCGGCGCGGCGCCATCAGTACGAACAGCGACAGTCGCGGCCACGACCGGGGGCGTCAGTCCAAACGCCACCGCCACCTTTACGCCTCCCACGTATTCCGGCTCGGCAGCATGTAGCATCGGCGGCACGCAAGCGTCAGCCTCTGGGACAACCACCGAACCAACCTTCACCGCAAGCGCAGCACCAGCGGCCGGAGGGGTAGAGGTCTCTGCAACGGCCACGTTCACGGCTCCAGTCTACACGGCAACTGTCTCTGCGGATGTGGGAGGGGTGAGTCCAGCAGTCTCGGCCACGTTCACCGTTCCCGCCTACACGGCGTCGGTCGCAATCGTCTCTGGTGGAGTTGAGGCAGCTGTATCTGCGACGTTTACGGCTCCCATCTACTCGGCGACCGTCGGAGTTACGATCGGGGGCATTTCCGCAGATGCCACGGCCCTCTTCGCTGCCGAGGTTTTCTCAGCGACCGCATCGCCGATCACTGGGGGAGTAGAGTCGGCAGCGAGTGCTACCTTCACAGCACCGGTCTATGCGGCATCAGCAGCGATAACCGTCGGAGCAACCATCAGCGATTCAACGGCTACCTTCACCGCTCCCATCTACACTGCCTCCGCCGTGATAGAGATCGGAGCGGCCACAGGGCAAGCGTCTGCGTTGTTCGCAACAGTCATCCGATCAGCGACCATCTCAGCAGAGGTTGGCGGGGTAACGGCGGATGCAACCGCGACCTTCGTCGCCCCAGAGGGGACCTCGCTCCCAATAATCGTTCAACAAACACTCATGCTAGGAGTTTGAGACATGACGCTTTTGGAGTTTCTGATCGCTTCCCTGGGGCTTCTGCTGTTCGGCATGGCCAGTAATTTCAAGATTTCAACCGCCGCCCGCAATGCTTCTTGCGACGCTCTGGTAGACCGGGTGGATGGTGGAACGCCACCGGGTACCATTCAGATCCGGACCGGCGCGCCGCCTTCCAATGTTAGCGATGCGTCCTCGGGCACATTACTTGGCACCTGCATCTTCGGGAACCCAGCCTTCGGGGCTGCCGCGTCTGGCGTAGCGACGGCGAATTCGATCACCAGTGACACCAACGCCGACAACAGCGGCGACGCTGGCCACTTCCGCGTCTATCAAGGCGCGGCTGGGGATACCGCTGCCGACTGGCAAGGCACTGCCGGGGAAGCGGCCGACACGCCCGACATGGAATTCGACAACAAGACGATTGTCGCTGGAGGCACGATCGCGATCTCCAGCTTCACGTTGACCGTACCGATTCAGTGAGAACCGCTCATCAGAGAGAAGAAAACAATGCCCGTGAAACAAAAACACATTGGTGGGTCGTTTGCACCCCCACTCAGTAACGAACGGCTGGAGGCGTACAAGTCATTGGCGAATTCAGCAACTCCCCAGGTCAAGGACTACATGCTCCAACTGGCGAAGATGCTGGAGGTGTTCCGTGAGACGCCGGATTCCACGAATCCTGGTGCTCCTCACCCTTCCGGCAGAGTCGTGATCGTTCCCCTGGAAGATGCAGAAATCAAACGCATCTGGGATTTCGTGCCTTGGTCTCAGGAACTCGACGTCATGGGGGCGGTCTTCGACAAGATCAATGCGACGATCCAGAAGGAACTGCGTAACGCAGCATTCCACCTGCTCTGGTTCGGTCGTGAACTCTGCGCGGACCGAGAGCCGATTACCAACGACAAGCTGTAAGCAGGGACATCATGGTCGTCTCACCAGGAACAACCGACGTCTCGATCGATATTCGGGCAATGACGTCCGCAGGTGCCGCCCTCACGGGAAAGGTAGCCGCGGATTTCACGCTGTGGTATCGCCGGGATGGTGCCAAGGTTCCCATTAGCCTGAGCGACTTGTCGGCGCTCACGGATGACCACTCGGACGGGGGCGTCAAGGAGATCAGTGACGGTTGGTATCGGCTCGATCTGCCCGATGCTGCGTGTGCAGCGGGCGCGAACCGTGTTGCGATCGGCGGCAGCGTGTCGGGTGGGGTCGTTTTGTCTGCCCCGATACCTATTGATAGCACGTGGATCGCTTCCAGCCGGACACTGACCCAGCAGGCGGCCGAAGTCGTTGCCGCCATCAGTGGATCCGCGATCGTGATCTACAGCGGCGATAAGGTCACGATCAATATCACTGGTCTGGGGTCGTTGGCCGGCCGCGACGACGTGAAGTTTGCGATCAAACGCAATCGGGCAAACCCTGATACCGCCGCGGAGATTTTCGTCTCCGAGGAGGATGGGTTGGTGTATCTAGCCGGCGCATCCGCAGAAACTGCCACGGACGCGTCTCTGACGGTGACCGATGAATCGGCTGGAGACATTCAAATCGTCATCAAGGCGGATGCGTCGCTGGCGATGCAGGTGCGGAAGGAAATGTATTGGGGCGTCAAGTTGTACCCCACAGGCGACGGCCCACGCACGCTTTCCGAGGGCAGCGCCTCTGTGACTGAGGCGATCGTGCAAGAGACGGATGCGTGATGTCAGGCAAAGCGGAATGGACTCTACGCGAAGCCTACGAAAAGGGAAAGCTTCCAGAACTCGAGAAGCAGAACGTGCGGCGAAGCACGCGACAGGACTACGCAACGCATCTTCGCCGGTGGGATGAGTACTGGTCGAATCGGTCCGGGGGACCGGCACCGACCGTCGACCAGGTCAAGCGCAGGCACCTCGAGGAATGGCGGGATTGGCTCGCAGAAACGCTCCGGGGCCGCAATGTCCCATTGAACGTCAACAAGCATCTGCGCTCGATCCGGGCCATCCTCGCTTGGTGTGAGCGTCAGGAGATCATCATCCGCGCCCCCGCCGTCGACCGGCTGCCGGCAAAGACCGTCGCCGACAAGTACTACCTGACCTACGAGCAGCTCGATCGGCTGTACGAGTCTTGCGGCCAATTGACCTGGCCGGACCGAGACCAGGCCGGCGCCCCCCTGCCCTACTCGACAGCGGAAGGATGGCGGGCCGCGATCGTGCTTTTCTTCCACTACGGCTTTCGGACGCAGGAATTAGTGCGTTACGAGACGGACCATTCTGCCCTGCCCTGGCGCCAAATCGCCTGGGAAGCCGAAACGCCGGCACAGGACGGCCACGCGGAAAACGAGTGGGGCTGGTTCTGGTACGTTCCACAGAAGCAACGCCGGCGAAAACCGCAACCGCTGATCTTGCCGATGAACCACGTGGTTCACGCCCACGTGCAATCGATTCGCCCGGAATCGCCCGATCCGGAGGTACCGCTATTCAATTGGCCGCTGTCCTCCGAGAAGCTCTACCGCGAATGGTCTCGTCTGTGTGAGGTGGCCGAGGTCATTCCGAAACGGAATATCCTCACAGGCGAGCAGCCCCGGTACCAGCTTCGTCATTTCAGGAAGACGGCCACGACCTGGTTGAATCGCCATCGACCTGGGATCGCTCCTTTGATCACAGGCCACGCGGATCGAGATCTTACGACCAAGCTGCTTGCGGACTCGACGCTGTCGGCCGCGGCCGTCGACGGCGGCCTCAGCCGGATCTCGGCGGACCATTACGACAACAGCGAGATCGCTGTGGTCGAGGCGCTCCGCACGTTGCCCATGCCAAATGCCTTCGATAAGATCCTCGCGAAAGGACCTTGATCATGGATCGACGTCGGTTTGTTGGCGCCCTCACGGGCATGCTTGTGGCGATCATCAGTAAGCCACTCGCTCTTTTTGCCAGCCCTCGGGAAGAAAACGCCATCACGATCGACTTTTCTGAAGGACCGATTTGCCTGGACATCGACCCATGTGAAGACGCGAGGTTCATTTCTATTTGAACCTCACGACACTGGATTGCGCATCCAGCTCTTGTCAAGCCGGACAAACCCGGAATTCCGACCCGGAATGACCCGGAAAAACCCTTGATTTCAAGGATTTTCTGGCCGCTGTACCGTACTGTCGATCCGGTGGTTGCGGGTTCGAGTCCCGTCGGCCTCGCTTTTGTGCGATTTCCCTTTGGTAGTAGTGGTTTAGAGAATGTGCGACACGGACGACAAACCGGCTCCACCTGATCCGCCACCCCCACCGCCTCCAGACTGGGATCGGCGAGACGGCGAGCCACCAGAGACAAAATGAGGAGTGAGGCAAATGGCTGATGAAGAGCCGACGCCCCAGAAACCGCCCCCGCCGCCCCCTCCGGATCCTGACAAAGACCAACTCACCGACCCGAAGCCGCGGCCGGAGACGCAATCTAACAGGTGACCGCAAAAACGACCGGAATCAAGCTGATCAGGCCAAGGAGAATCCACACGAGCGCGAAATTGATGTGAGCGCTGATGATGAGTTCTATGACTCGGAGCCCTTCGCACGATTTATGCAGAGACGCTGCCATCCAGTCACGAGGATTCGGCACTTTCCCGATGCCATCACGAAGGTGCTGGATTCCGAGCATAGACGGGACGGAGACAGATCTTCTGGACAGCAGTAGCACTGTGACGCCGACCAAGAAAAAAACAAACGCGACTTTCATTGGGGCGTCAATAGCGATGTTGAATGCACGTGATGCGGCAGCGAGGAATGCGAGCATGCCGCATGCAAATTTCATAAAGCTGTCTCGTTTTGCGTCGAGCCGATTTACGCTGTCTCGTTTTTCCTCGTACTTCATACGTGCATGTTCAAGGAGGAGGGCGTTCGTATCCTCGGTCAGATCGGACGATTGGTCGAACCCATCCGCCTCGGTACTTTCTTTTTCGTAACTCGAATCACGCGAGTAATCCAGTTCGAACAGGAGGGTGCAGGCGAATTGGAAAGGATTGTTCAGAAACTTGTAGTGGTTCATCACCGTGCACCTCGTTAAGGGAGCGAACATCTCTTCGCTTTGTACCGACGCTTTTGTTCTGTGCCAATAGGCATCAGGGAGAGTGATGATGGCGAGAAAAGTTGAGGATCGGCTTGGGTTTGAAGGTTTACGTGACCGAGGGAGCGGCCGCTTTTGACGCTGGACAGGAGCTCGAATCCAGTACAGACGAAGTTGACGTAAGTCGGTAATTATCAACGAAAGGTCACTGTACAGGACTGACACTCCTGTACTCTTGAAAGTGAGAAATCGATCGGCCGGGAACGTCTTTTGACACTCGCTGTCTGAAACGTTGCTTCAACCCGGCCGAACGACAATCCCCCCTCCGGGTTCGCCCGGAGGGGGTTTATTTCTTTTGGGGCCACTTGGATGAAAATCGAAGAGCACCACAGAGACATCACAAGCGGCAGGCATCGTCACCTGGCGACGAGCGAATTGGCAGAAAGGGTTGCCGACTTGTGTGCAATGTCCGGATCGAATCCAGGTCAACTGCACCAAGCGGGGCAAATCATCGCCGAATACCGTGGCGAGCTTGCTCGGAGAAAACAACGCTGGGATCGTTTGGCGTTGTGGGTTGGAGCGATCGCTGCTGTTGTGGCGGCTTCGGCGGCTTGCGCATCTCTATTACTAGCCTTAGGGTAAGGGCGAAAACCGTGATCCAAAGGGCCACAACCTGCACCATGAGAAGCGTGATGGTGTGTGCCCGCCATTGAGGTTCTGGTAAGTCATTTGCATGCCATTCATCACGGAACCAGCCGGCGAGCTTGCGTAACATGGTGAGCCTCCACCGGCTTCTATATCCGCGGCCGCCGCCCCGACGCAAGGCCTTTTCTCGTGGAAACTGGATTCTTGCCCGCTCGCGGGTCACAATGGCTTCCGGAACTCGGTCAGCATTCAGTGAAAGGGCAGAAGACATGAACCAGACGAAGCAAGAAACGATTCTTTACTCAGCGAATCCATCCATGTTTCGCAACCGTCCCGTCGAGTTTCTTTTTGCCCTCGCGGCCTGTTTGTTTTTAGTCGGAATTCCAATCCTGTTCGTCTGGTGGTTGAGATGCAAAGCCACGACCCTTACCGTGTCAGACGAACGAGTCACGCTGCGGGAGGGCATCTTGTCCAAATCCACGAATGAAGTGTGGCATCGCGACGTCCGTAACGTGCAACTTTCGCAGTCGTTCCTGCAGCGAATCTTCGGCGTTGGGGGGATCGGAATATCCAGCGCCGGACAGGGCGGTGTGGAGATTTCGGTAACTGGCGTGCCCTCACCCGGAAAGATCAAGTCACTCATCGATCAGCATCGTCGCTAACTTCTTTTCTCAGATCCGCTTGACAACGGATCCGCCCGCGCGCCATATTGTCGCCTGAAGCAACGTAGCGGCCGGCTGGAACTGGCCGCTGTTACCAGACAGCGACTCTCCGACGCGGGTAAGATCAGCCCAGCCTCTTTTACACAAGCCAATACTCGGCTCCCGAGGCCACCAGTCGGTCCGTCGCTCCACTGTTTGACGGGTCAAATTACCGATTGCGGCCGTTTGCTGTCTGGCGGCGGCCGCGGGACAACCGAGTTTTCCTGGCGCCCTGCGCCCACGCAATGCGATCCAGCCCGCGTTGCGTGCTGCGCTGATTGAACGGACGCGAAAAATGGTTTCTTTCGCACGGACGGCAATTACGCTAGCCCACCTTGGTCGTCGGGTAGTTCGTAGCCACCGTGGCAGCAGACGGCCGTTTGCGGCAGGGTCGCCGTGGGGCAAGGACGATCGATCGCGACGCTGGCCCGGATGGAAACCGAGGTTAAGCCGGGGCCGCGGGAGATTGACGCATGGTTCTTACCAAGCGATCGCGGGTTCGAGAGTTGTTCGAGCAGCATTTTCTTCCACATCGAATCGAAGACCCGGACAGCGTCAACGTCGATGGTTATCGGCGAGCGATTCACTATTGGGAGCGGATCACGGAAGATCCGCCTCTCGAGGACATCAGTTCTGTGACGATGTCCGAGTTCAAGGCGGGACTGGTGAAGCAGGAATGGCGGGGGAAACCCCTGCACGTCAACACAGTCGTGAAGTATCTCAGCCACCTGCAGTGGATTCTCGACCAGGCGGGGCCCTCTGGCCCTCGGCAACTGCGTACAGCTTTGGGGCTGCTCGCCTATGTGCCGTACACGAGACCACCGAAACGCGTAAGGCAGTTCAAGCGCATGGTCCCGGAGGTGCATATCGTGAAGTTTTTCCACGCGTGCGAACACGCCGTGCTACCTGCCGTGAGCGGACTCACAGCCTCAGCGCTTTGGCGAGCACTGCTGGCGACAATTGCGAGCACTTCGTTGCGGATCGGCCAACTCGTGGAGACTCCGATGTCGGCCGTGCACTTCGACGAGCAGCTATTGGTTCTACCAGCCGGTATTTGCCGAAAAAGCAAGACCGAGGAACCGCACCCGCTGCACCCGTTCGCGATGCGAATGTTGGTGGCAATCCGCGGCGATCGCGAAAGATTGTTCCCGTTCTTTCCGAAGCCTCACAGCAAAACCACCATCTATCACGAGGCACACCGGCTACAGGACCTGGCCGGCGTGCCTCATTTTGGGTTTCACGGAATGCGTCGCTCGACGTTGACCGCCTTGTCGGCGATCTCGCCGGCAGCAGGACAATTGGCGGCCGGTCACAGCAGTTACGAAACGACCAAGCTGTATCAGGATCTCGAACTGCTGCAGCACGCCGTTTCGCAGCTGACGCTTTTCGACAAATTGGCCTAATCGGAGTTGCAACTCCGTTTGCCGGCGCATGGGTTTCTGCCCCTCCCATGCGCCGGCTTTTTTCGTTGAAGCAGTCGTTTGTGCGGTTTTCCTCACGGAAAGGAGGTGCTCCGACGCAGCGCGAAGTTTGCTGACGACCACGCGGCGTGGAGCAATTGGCAGCTCGCCGGGCTCATAACCCGGAGGTTGCGGGTTCGAGTCCCGCCGCCGCAATTTGTTTTCACGGACGTCAAGTTTTGAAAAGGAGATCCCATGTTGGTGTTGAGCAGGAAAAAGAACGAGCAGATCGTTATCGACGAGGAAATCGTGGTCACGGTCATCGACATTCGCGGTGACAAGGTCCGGTTGGGAATCAAAGCCCCTCCCAAAGTTCCCGTTCACCGCATGGAGGTCGCAGAGAAGCTTGCTGAGGAGGGGCGGACGCATCTTGAGTCGCGGCCGGATCCGGAGCAAGCGGCGTGAGTCACATTCCGGTCACGTTGACCGAGGTCCGGGGCGGCAAAGCCCGCCTCCGATTCACCGCGGAGCCATCGGTTCGCATCATGCGAACTGAACTGATTGAGGGAGACGCAAATGCAGCGGAGCACGCCAAAGCGGGTTAAGGGCGGATTCATCGCTAAGGCAATCGCAATCCTCAAGAAGGCGATCGTGTCGGCGCCCCGAAAGGAAAGCCAGTCGGCGCGGCGCAGACTGTTTGCCGTTCAGTGTGTTTGCTGCGGCAGCCAATCACCGCCTGGCTCGCTTGCTAACTCCCTCGCGGTCGCTCGAAAGCTGAGAAAGCAGAGCCTCGGGCAAGCCGCCGTTTTTGTCGCTCCGCACCAAAAGCAGCGGGGTCTGCTTGGGTCTGGCTGGCACAAGTGCGATCTCGACAAGCTACGGCACGCCATTTGTTCAAACTGAGGCGATGAGGCATGAAAGTTGTCAGAGGGAAAAAGAAGAAGTGGTTTGTCGTCGACGTAGAGCCGTATCTGGTCGACGGCGAAGAGCACACGAGTTACGGGCCATACGATACCCGCGCTGAGGCGAGGGACGTCATGCGCGGTTTGGAGCGGTTCGACCTCGCCTACAGCAGATCCAAGCGAGTGGCTGCGATGTTTGCAGCGTCGGGATAGACGGAACGACAACAGGAACCAGGTCGGTGAGGAGAAACCGATGATGGATGGAACGACAAAGGAAAAACCAATAGCTGTAATTACCTTGCGTATGACTGCCCGATTGCACCAGGCATTGAAGCACGTCGCGTGGCAAAAGCGGGCGTCGATGAACGAACTGTGCGTTACCACGCTTGAGCGTCTCGTCGAGGAGAATCAGCATTTGCTGGCTGAGGTAAACCAAGGCGATGTCGTCAAATGGACAGTTTGACCAGCGCTGACCAGCGCTGACCAGCGCTGACCAGTTTTGAGGAAATCTGGCGAATGGATTTGCAGCAGGCCTTGGATTTTGAGATCGGAGAACGGCGTGAAAAGGCGCTTCGAACGGCGCTGGATCCCTTCGGACTGCCGGACTGGTCCGTCGAGTTGATCGTGTACATGACCCAAAATGGCCGGCCACGAGAGATTGCGGGTCATCAGTGCTACGAATTGAGCGTCTCAAAGCGAAAAGCAGGCAGGGACATGGGTTGCGCTCCAAACACATTTGTCGCCGCTGCTGCACATTTGCAGCGCCTCGGTGTGATGGAGATCGTCGCATTCGGACAACAGCGGACCTATTTCCTGTCGGTCGATCGCGTAAACGCCCTCGCCCCGATCGCCGACGATCCGATCGACGAGTTGGGGCTGTTTTCGAGGCCTCCGCCTGCTGACCAGTTGGCAAACCGGTCAGCGCTGGTCAGCGCTGGTCAGCGCCGGTCAGAGCGCCCGTGCCGTGAAGAACAAGAACATATATCCCGTGTAAACCGTGAACCGTGTTCTTCACGTGGTGGCGCTGACCAGTCGCGGACGACCTTGCGGGATCTGACGGACCATGATCTGCGAGAGTGGAACTTGCCGCGGTTGCGATCGGCCTTTAACGACGCAGTCTTGCAAGGATGGCTGACGAATTCCCATGAGGATAAGCGAAAGTTTTTGGCACTTGCCCATCATGCGGCAAATTCGCAGGGAATCCATCGGCCGGCAGCTGTGTTGTACGCCGGGATCAAGGCGTATGAGTTCAGCCGAGTAAACCAGGAGCATTGGGACTGGGCCGCTGAGTTTTTGCGGTCCGCGCTGCGATACGAAAGGAGCGCCGTATGAACAAGTGCCGTTCCATACCCGCCGGCCTGGTTGAATATGTTCGCGTCTACCTTGGTCCGCGTGGCCGAGACTACTTTCTCGGCATACTCCGTGAGTATGGTCATCTCAATGTCGTGCTTCCAGGCGATCCGCCGCACCCTGTTCATTTTCGCGACGGAATGCGAGTGAGAAACGCGATGCGAGAGTCACAGCTTTGCGATGGCTGGACCTGCCACGACTTCGACAACAATTGGAGTCGCGTTGTCGTTCAGGCCATTGTGCCAACCGTAGATTGCGACTTCACCTTGGATGAGTTTCTCACCAAGGTCCAAGAGATGCGCGGCCATCAGAAGCGTTATTTCAAAACGAAGAATCGCGCCTATTTCCGCAACGCTCTCGCTGCGGAGAAGGTCGTTGACCGCTTTTTAGAAGCTTACGAACGATCGTCCCGCGGAGAGAAGGACCTGTTTTGAACCAACGAACGGACGTCGGTCGACGGTCGGCCGATCGCTCCGCGGGGCGTTTTTTTGATCGGTTAATCGCTGAGGAGGATGAAATGACACGGCTCACTCAAAACAGCGCGGCGGTAGATACGCCGGGACGCAACGGCTCGCCACCGCAAAACTCAAACGGTCGCATCGGGATCGACGATGTCGCCTCGTATCTGATCGGCGCCAGGGCGGAGGACCTGGCACGGATAGATCGGCACATCGACGAAGTCGCCAAGAGCCTCGCGGCCTTGAAAAAACTGCGTCAGGTCGTCGCGGCAAGATTCAACCCGGTTAAGACCCGAAACGTCGACGGAGACCTAGAAAAACGGATTTTGGCGGCAGTCAAGAAAGGCGGCGCCAAACGCCCCAAGGTGTTGGCTGCCGAGTTAGAGGTCACGTACGTCGCGATTGGCCAGGTCGTTGCACGATCCGCAAAGCTGGCGAAAAACAAGTCGAAAGAGGTCGTGCTCGCATAACGCCGGTCAGTTACACCGATGAGGAGAAGCTCATGGTGAACATGCAAGACACATTCAGCCACGTCAGCACATCGGTTGAGGCCGAGACGAGGCGGTATGTGGACGAACGCCACAGACTCACGGGAGAAACCCGTGACGAACTGTGCATCGAAGCCGGGAAAGCACTCGTGATGATTGGGTGCACGTTTCTAGGTAATGGTCTTGGGATCAAGGATCCGGAGCAAGGCCTGCAACCTGGTCGCGAGCTACTGAAGCGTTTTGAGGAAATCGCGGCCGAGAGGTCCAGTTAACCGATTTGGTGAACCGTGGTGGATCTTGAACTGACGAACACGCTCGTGGTGGCCGAGAACGATCACGGCTACCAGTTTTGCGTTGCCCAAAATGCAGATCGTTGGATTGGGTTTGCAGCTGGCGAGCTCGACGACGGACGTCGGATGATGTTCGTCTTTCCAAACGTTGCGGATGGGATTCGGCTCGGCCTCGAGGACCGCGACGAAGCCATTCGCTTGACGACGGCGATCGCCGCAGCACCAGAGAACGGGTACGGCGGAATCGCCAGGTATTTTGTCGATGAGGATTTGCTTGGCCGGCCAGAGCAGTATCGCTGCGAGAACTGCGACGAGGTGGGCTGTCTCGGCGATTGCGTTGACTGGGGTCCGGAGTCGGTCTTCGACTGGAGTGACGATCCGGAGTCGGTCTAGCTAACCTCTGCGGAAAGGAGTGTGAGACTGTGGGGCTTCGCAGGCGACTCAATCGGCTGGAGAGTCACGCTCATCGGACGATGGGAAACGCAAATCAGGCGATCGACACGGCCGAGGCTCAAGCGGCAGCCGTCGGATCGGCACTGTATGACTTGATCGCCGACGTAAAAGACGGGCTTGGCGTCGATGTGACGCTTGTTCACCAGGAGGGAGTCAACTTGTTCGAAGAGGGTGTCAAGTGGCTCAAAGGTGAGATTGAAGAGCTTCCGGTGAGTGTGCGGTTGAAGCTTGATCTCGATATTGACTCGAAAGGAGGGTGAGACGGTGGAAGTGAGGCAATGCAGCGTGTGCCACTGCACCGAACAAGATCCGTGCTACGTGCACGGCGTTTCGTGTTGTTGGCTCGAGGAAGATCTCTGTGCGGCGTGTGCTCCGATCGAGAAGATCGTAACCGACCCGATCGGCCAAGTCTGGAATTTGGAGGTGATCGCTGAAGCGCAAACGGGACTCTACGAACCGTACAAGCCATGCCTGGCGGCGACGCGGTACGAGCTTGCAGAGCAAGCGCTCGCCGATGGGGAGATAAGCCGCGGAAGAGACTTGCTGGACGCGTTCGACAACCAAGCTGCCCGGTCGACCTGACCGGCCGGGATTATTCACGGAATGGCCTGTTTTATTCACAGGAGGGCGGTTTTATGCAGACAGCGGCTTTGAAGCTCGAGACGCTCCATTTGCTCAGTGCCGAGCTTCGCAACGATTTTGAGGAGCAAATGAAGGTTGCAGTCAGCGATTGCCGTCGACGGCCAGCGTACGGGAAGCCGCGGGAGGTCAAGATTCAGATCCGGATCAAGCCTCACCCCGACGATGCGGACGACGTTCTGATTGAGCCCGTCACGACCCTCAAGACGCCCGCTCGTCAACTGGATCCGGTCCGGGCTCGGCGCTCACGGAACGATCAGCTGCAATTCGACTTTGAAAAGGACTAGTCGAATGACTGACGCCCAACTCGCAGACGAAATCGTCAAAGTACTCCTGCCCACGTGGTCGTGGTGCACGTGCGGTGCGATCGCAAAGAAGATTCGGCGGTGCCCGAAGCGTACGCGTCGCGTATTGGAAAACGACGGTCGTTTTGCCATGCGGATCGGCGAGCAGTACCGCGTTTACCAATTGGAACACTGGCAAGATTGCAGGTAGACCGGTCGCGCCGACCGGGGAGGAAAGTATGAGCGTGGGATCAACAGAACGGCTCAAACAAGCTCGTTGCGGAGCGTGCGGCCAATCCATGGCCGGCAGCGCGCACTGCAACCTGGTGACGCTTCGACGCCGGCCGACGTGGGAATACCCATCGTCGCAAAATTTCATCACGGGCGACGGTCCTTGCGCGATAGCGGTGGTGTGCGATACGTGCATCGAGTCGGACCAGGCCGAAATTCGCGAAGTCGTGGAGTTGTCTGGTGACCAGGTCATTTACCACGACGCCGATGGCCTCGAGCAACTGCCTCCGGAGCCGACGCATGCAATCGGCAAGGATCCAACCACCGGCCAGGAAGGCATCAAATGCCTGGTGTGCGGCATGGTCAGTTGGCACCCGGACGACGTGTTGCAGAAGTACTGCGCGCACTGCCGCAAGTTTCATCCGATTACGTAGTTCGGTCTCGTGGACCGGAAGGGATGAGTTCATGAAACAAGAAGACCCCAGGTTCTGTTGCGGGGTAATGGTCATCGCCGTTTTTCTGATGATCGTGGTGCCCGTATTGGCTGCAATCGGTTGGGGCTTGGCATACAGAGTTTTTTCGTTGTTTCGTTAGAGGACGGGCGGACCGATAGGTGAGGCATGGCATGGCAAGGTTGAAGATGAGAGACAAGCCGGCCTGGTGTGACATTCACGCGATTCGCACACGGCGGCGTTGGCAAGGGCGAAAACACGTCGAGGTTCGGTTTATCAAGGTGCGAAACGGCGGCCCCAAGAGCGGGCGGTGGATTCCGCTTGCGAAGTTCACCTGGGAACAGATGCACGGGACGGTCCCAGACGGGTATCGAGTGGTGCACCTGGACGGCAACACGATGAATGACAACCCGGCCAACTATGGGCTGATGACGTCCGGAGAATTCATCAAGCACTGCCACGCCCTAGATCCGGCGATGAGCGAGGACAACCGCCGCGGCCAGAAGCGGCGCGAAGCAACTGCCCAGCACAATCGCGAGCGAGGCGCTCTCCTTCGCCACTATCGGTTCCTGCCTCACTACTGGTATCCAGTCGACCACGATCGGCGAATTGTGTTCAACACGCCTTTCAAAAGTCGGCGCCTGCTCTTCCTCAACTTCGGCGTGCAAGTACCGAAAAACGGTGTAGTCCCAGAGGACACTGGCCTTTCGGTTGTCGCCGTGCGCGGACGCAGTTTGGCCCAAAGCGATGCCTACCGCGGATATCGAAAAGAGGGGAATTCGCCCTGCTGCAAGTCTCGAGCCTCGTTGGTCGCGACGATGGACGATCGCGGATCCACAATCGACAACCACGACGATGGAGGCCTCGGCGGCCGGGAACGACAGGAATGACGATGGGACCAGGTCATCACCACTCGACAGACGCGACGATGGCGGGCATCGCCAGGGGTACCGTTGGTGCCGGCGACCTCGCCGTGTCTGCCGATGGCCGATCGAGGATCTCTGACGACAACCGGTACCCGGGCGGCAAAGGGTGTGACGGAACGTATCAGTGGATCCTCGGCAAGCTGCCCACGCACGTCTTCTACGCTGAGCCATTTGTCGGTAAAGGTGCGATCTATCGGCACAAACCACCGGCGTTGCGTTCGTATCTCGTTGATGCGGACCCCCGCGTGGTCCGCTGGTGGAAAGTCCGGGGCTGCCCGGGCGCGATCGTCCACTGTGGCGATGGGATCCGCTGGCTCGAGTTGGCTGCCCAGTGGGCCGGCCCCGACGTGCTCGTTTACTTGGACCCGCCTTACATGCTTGAAACCCGCGCGAAGAAACAGGTGTACGTGCGGGAACTGTCGAACGCGGATCACGGTCGTCTTCTGTACGCGGCCCGCAAATGCCGCTGCAGAGTCGTAATCAGTGGCTACCAGTCACGGCTCTATGATCTGGCCTTGAACGCTTGGCATCGCTTTGAGCGAGAGGTTGTGACCCGCGGCGGAACATTGGCGACGGAGGTACTGTGGACGAATTACCACCCCGGTACCGTGCCGTCAGCCTTGGCGATGGAGTACTCGGCGTTGGGAAACAACTTCCGGGAGCGGGAGCGTGTCAGCCGGAAGATTCGCCGCTGGGTATCGCGGTATCGAGCGATGCCGGCAGCCGAGCGACGGGCAATGTTGCTGGCATTGGTGGATTCAGAGTTGAGATCTTGCACCGCCACTCCTGGCGGGGCTGCAGGTGGCCGTCGACGATCGTCGTCCGCGGCGATGGGGTCCGGATCGCCGGCAACGGCGATGGTGGCCAGCAAGTAGGAATCGGTTCACGCATCCGACACGGAGGCCAAGATGAAGAGCATGCTGCCAAAAGATCGGCGGCTTTGGACGGTCGACCAGCTGCTAGAGTCGCTCGAAAGGGGGCACAACACGTATCTGTGTACGAAAGAATGGCATGAGCTAAGACGGCGCATCAAGCAGGTGCAGTCGTTGCTCAATGTGGATGTTCGCACCGTGGTTGTCGGGTTACGCGTGGCAGCGAACTCTACCGAACGTGCTGACCTGGTCTCAACGTACCGAGATTTGGCAAGCGCAATCGAACACGCACTTTTCTGTACGAAGAAGGACTGACCCGGTTCGCACAACCGATTCGTGAGGTTTCCGTGAGAAACATCTCATTCTTTCTGACTCAGGACCAGATCCGGGCCGGGACCAAAACCGTTACGAGGCGCCTTGGTTGGTGGGATCTGAAACGAGGAGAAGATCTGTGCGCAGTCGTGAAGGGCCAAGGATTGCGGAAGGGCGAATCGATCGAACGCATCCGCATTATCGAAGTCGTGAACGCATCGCCGCAATCACTGCGGCGGATGATCACGCATCGTGAGTGGGGCGACGAAGAAGCCGCCCGTGAAGGGTTCCCCGATCTCACGGGGCCCGAGTTCGTTGAGATGTTTTGCGACCACATGACAGTGAGATCGACGGTCCAAGTCAACAGAATCGAATTCAAGTACGAATGCACGTGCTGTGAACGCGGCGGATTGTACAACGGATTTGGCTCTGACGGGCCGTTGCTGTTCACGTGCCCAGACCATTGCCCGTGTCACGACTGACCCGGTTTGCCTAACCGACACCTGGCGTTGACCAAGATTGAAGAGGCGGTGTTTTGGGCCAACGCAGCAATCGCACGCAACGAGCCGCCAACGGCGGAGGATGGCTAGACCGGACGCACAGTCCGAAAGGAACAGGTCTGAATAAATGAAGATTTGCGATCATTGCGGGGCACGAGATGCCCGGTCCGTGTCTGTAGTGGTGATGGACAAGCACCCACCGCCGCCCGTGCCAGAATTGCTTTGAGAGTCTCGGAGCCGTGATGCGGCGATTCTTCGAGCAGGAAAACAGAATGCGGAACCAGCGGCATCCGTAGCATCGGACGGAGAAACCGAGATGTGGCGATTTGTGAAATACGAGCGCCCGGACGATGTTGGCTGGGCTGGATGGATTGAAGTGTGCGGCGAGACGATCGCGTTCGTTGGGTTGGATCGCCGAATTACTTGGGCGAGATGATCATCGGTGTCGCACTCCGAAAGGGAGCAGAACCATGGCCACTGAATTGAACAAGCCGGTCTCACGGAAAATCCACTTCGACGGCAAGGGCGACTTTGTCGTCACTCTTACGAAAGCGGGCGTAGAGATCCGGATGGCCCGCAAGAGCAAGCGGAAGGCCGTCTTCCTGCCGTATGCCGAGTTGGCCAAGCGAGCCCTCGAGCAATCGGCCTACCTGCTAACGGGCAAGGAATGGGACGACCCGTTAGGAACGCTTGGAAAGCTCCGTCGGCTGAAAAGAGCCGAGTAGAGGACAGATAGACCGATGACCTGCAAGAACTGTCAAGAACACCCGGACGAGTGGCATGAGTGCAGCTGCGAGTTGCAGATTCATCCCAGTGGCTTCGTCGTCGAGATATTGAACGGCGTTGATCTGGTGCGGTTTGATCTCGAGCCATCCACGTGCCACAAGGGCATCGATTTTTCTGAGGCCGACCTATCGCGGTTGTCAGACCCGTGGTGGCCGTACCGTTAACAAGTCAACAACCGAGAAGTGGCAACCGGCCTCTCGTCTGGGTCGGTTGCCCCGTGCTGAACAAGGAGGTACGTTGTGGCGCCCAAACTCCCCTGCCCCGTCGAGGGCTGTCAGAATCTTCGTCGCCGGCAGCACGTCATGTGCGGCTACCATTGGAGCCGAGTCCCGCGCCCGCTGCGGGACCGCATCTGCAAATTGTTCCGGACCGATCCCAGGGGCGAGGCCCACCAGGCCGCGGTTCAGGAGGCGATCACTCACGTCCAGGTCATTCAGGGCGGTTAGTGGGGACCGACCTGGATCCTTCTCCTCTCCGGCGTGTAGTATCCCGCCATGGATACTCGATCCACTTCCGACGAGATTCTCGTGGTCGCGCTCGCTCGCAATGACGAGCAATACGTCGTCCTGTACACCGAGCGGTACCGAAAGGAAGCTCTCCGAACGTTGGGGCGTTGGGCCGCCAATCCCGACTTGTCTTTCAATTGGCGCGACGTGGCCGAGTTGTCCAAGCGAATCCGAAGCGGGCCAACGAGTTACGATCGGACGGGGTAACCGGCATGCCCACTGCTAGCGGTTAACCCGATTTCTGTTGACGATTGTCCACACCCTCTGTATTGTGCACTCAAGAAGGGCAGCTCCGTGTCGATTGGAGCTGCCCTCTTTTCGATGCGGATCACTGCCTTTCGGCCCAACGTTCTCACGTTTTGCCGGCTGCTGCAGGGACCCGCAGCTCAGGCGCAGGGATGCGCCGGCCGGCATCCTTTCATGGCAAGGATGCCACGATGGCTGGTTTGCTCGCATCTCCTCCACCCGTCGAGCAGGAGGTCGACTCGATCGACACAGCCGAGCAAGCGTTGCGTGAGCTGAGCTGGCTCGTCTACGCTCAAGCCACTCTCAAAGCTGAGGCCGAGGCTGAAATCGCAACAATCAACGAGCGGTTTGCCGAGAACATCAGGCCTCACGCCGAGCGCCAAAAGCAGCTCGAGGAAAATCTCCTGAAGTGGGCGGATAAACACCGCGACACGTTGTTGACCGGCCGCAAGAAGTCCGTCGAGCTGCGCAACGGCAAGTTCCGCTGGCGCGACGGCAAGGACAGCGTGACACGGCAGGATGGGGTCGAGGCAAAAGACGCCAAAACGCTTGCCGGCGAACTCCCGCTGCCGTGTGGCGTTCGTGTCGATGCTGGCGAGGAGTTGATCGTCGGCCTGCAAAAACTGGTCGATAAGATCGACTACTTCGGGGCGATTTCGGTCGCCGTATCGATCAACACGACAGCCGCCACGAAAGCCCGCAAGCTGAAGCAGGTCACCGATGCCGATCTCGAAGCCATCGGCCACCAGTTCAATTGTGGCGAAGAGTACGTGACTGTTGAGCCGGCGGAGTTTGTTCGGGAGGGGCAGAAGTGACCAGCTGAACCGTTCAACCGCTGAAAATGTCCTCGCAGCATGGACGCTGCACGCAAAATACGACAGCTCGATCGACGCGTCGGCCGTGCCGAGCACGTGAGTGTGATATTGCCGCTCGTGTTGCGCCGTTACGGGATTGAGCTGTCGCAGAACGAATTGCTCGCACTCCAAAGAAAGGAACCACCAAGCCATGGCAAAACGCGATCCAGTCGCGGGATTCATGTTTGACGCGCTCGCGATTCTGCTTTTTCTGTTGGCGATCGGTGTGCTTCTCGTGGGGTGCCCACACGCGCACGGAGAGGACTGGATGCCGCTAACGCCGGCGATCGTCCGCGTCACGGCTGGTGACCAGGGAGGGACGGGCACACTGATTGCCATAGACGACGCCGGGAATGGCTACGTCCTCACGGCGCGCCACGTCACGCTACCATACCGGACAGCGACGGCGACGTTTCGCAATGGGTACTCGGCCAGCGGGCCGGTGATTGGAACCGGTGAGGCATACGACACGTCCGTGTTTCGCATCCAGGCGCCGGCAAATGTGCAGCCGATCCCAGTTGCCGAAACCGCTCCGGAGGCGAGTGAGCGCGTGGACGTGTTCGGCTATGGTGGGCAATCGGGACCCGTTTCCGAAATCAGGCTCATTCACTGGTCGTCTCCCGTCCGTGGCTACGCATCACATCGACCTCACAACATGCTCCTGGATCCGATCTGCGAATCAGGCGATTCGGGTGGTCCTGTGATCTATCAAGGGCACGTTGTCGGTGTGATGTCGCATTACGCCGGCGACGGCTATGGTCGACGCACGCATGCAGGAGTTCCTCCGTGTACGCCGATCCGCAACCTACTCCGCGCCATCGCTCCGCATGTGGTCGTGCAGGGTGCCGACGCGATGCGGGCGCAGCGGTATCTACCTGGTGGTTCGTGACTAGCCACGCCAGGCCGGCAGGTCGTGCCGCCACCTAATCCAGATCCAGGCAGACGGCAGGTTGTGCCCCCGATTACGCGAGGAGCTTCACCAATACAGAAGCCGGATTTGCCGGTTCGACCGTGCGATGAGAGATTCGCTGAGCTACGCAAGCGAATTGAGGATCTCGACAAAGAAATCAGGGCCGATCTCGCGCGGCTCGAGAAGACGCCTGGACCTGCTGGAGAGCGTGGCCCGGCAGGCGCGCCCGGGCCACCGGGCGAGCAGGGGCCACCTGGTGAGAGTGCGAACGTCACTGAGGCGCAGCTGCGAGCCATCGCGTCGATCGTGTTTGAACGAATCCAAGTTGATCAGTTCAACATCGACGACCTAACTGATGCGGAGGTGTTGGCTTTTGCTCGACGATTGCCTCCGATCTATCCCCAGTGGATTGACAAACGTGGGCAGACAATCGACGAAATTCCAGGGGGCGTGCGGCTCGGGCAGACGATGCCACTGCGACTGGAGGCTGTGCTGAAGAATGCCAACCCCTGATCCAATAGACAATGTACTCGACAACGTCGTCGAGTTTGATGCTGAAACCGATAACGGAGACATGACGATGCCAGTTCCCGGTGAATTGCACGAACAAAACCTTGGCCGATTGGCTGGTGCGGGTGCTCAAGCTCACGAGCACTTTGTCCAGTTCGGCAAGATCCTTGACCTGTCGTACGAGCAAGACCGCAAGATGGTGTCGCTCGTGGAGTCCCTCGGGGTGCGTGAGGTGACGAGCGCCAGCGGCCAAGCTGGCATTCCGGGCGGGGCTACCACGTAGTGAGCGACCTCGCAGCGGAAAACGCCCGGTTGCGAGAACAGCTCGAGGAATATCGCCGACGCGAGTTAGACGACCTACGGTCGCAACTCGCGGAGGCGCTCGCGGCCAAAGAGCACTACCGCGCAGAGGCGCAACGCAACGCTGATGCAGGTCGACAAATCGCTGCACAATATCAGCAACAAGTCGCCGATTTGCGGGCACGCGTCCAAGTATTCGAGCAGCCCAATGTCCGACGACCCGCTTAGAAAACTTGTTGAGCAGTCGGCCGAGATTGACAAAGCGTGGTACGCCGGTGAGCTCCAAGACTGGCTGGAAAGGAATCTCGATCATGAGCGACGCGCCTTCCTCGACGATTCCGGGCCCGACGGTACAAGCAGCAGAGTGGGATAAGTTCACAAAGAACTGGGCGAACATCAGGCTGGGGCACGAAGCTCTGATGTTGGACAAGATTCAACGTCAGAACAGGATCGTGGAAGTCGTCGCACGAAACACCATGACCGGCGAGATGGAAGACACAGAGGGACTGCCGGGGAATGACGACATGGGCGTGGCTATTGGCAACGAGATCCACAATCACTGGCAGTCGTCAGCACCTGCTGATGTCGCGACGTCAGGGCCATCACTTGCGTCGAAGATAGCACCGTACCTCGCGACCGCGTTGCTTGCGGCTGGTGGCACGGGGCTGGGCGCGTATGTGCTCGGCACGCCAGCACCTAGCACACCAGATACAGATACCATCATCGAATACACGCCAGGATTTGGGGTGTCCACTGACGTCGTGGCTGAGTATGTGGAGGAAGAAGACGAATGAAGCCAGGGTACAAAACCACCGAGTTTTGGCTGTCGCTGTTGGCCATCATTGTGGCGGCCGTGCTCTCGAGCGACCTTGTCATCAGCACGACGGTCGCGAAGGTGTTAGGCATCGTCGCCACCGTTTTGGCGGCGTTGGGTTACACGGGAGCCCGGGTGCTGACGAAGTCGCATCGGTCGATGCCACCGACAGGGATTCGTGCCGGCCGTGCGTTCGTCAACGTCCCGGATCCGTATTCGGACTTCAAACCGTGCACCCCAGATGATGAACCGACCGAAATGCGTCGGTCCATGTAACCCCAAGCGAGGTTTGTGCATGCCGCGCAAAGGGGACTCTGGTGACGGTGACGCCTACCGGCGGCGCAAAGATCGCGAGACGCAACGCCAGGCGGAGCAAACTCGCCGCAGCCAAAACGTCGGACCGCTGCCGAAATGCGCCAATCGCCGGCGACGCACGAACGCAGAGAAATCACTGCGTAAATGGTGCGACGTCTATTTCAAAGGACGTTTCCCGCTGCCCTGGTCGACCGATCACATCGAGCAGCTCTCCGCGATCGAGCGAGTGATTCTCGGGGGCGGCCTGCAGGCGATCGCCGCTCCTCGAGGGGACGGCAAGACTACCCGGTTGGAGATCGGCGTGCTTTGGGGCGTGATGACCGGCGCGCATCAATACGCAGTGCTTCTCACGGCGACTGGCTCGCATGCGCCGAAACGCACTGGGAGCCTCAAGACGGAACTGCTCACCAACGATTTGCTCGCTGCGGACTATCCGGAGGTGTGCCACCCGATCCGGCGCATGGCCGGTATCGTCAACCGGTGCAGGGGTCTGCATCTCGATGGCGACCCCTGTTGGCCTGGCGGCTCGGAATCGCCCTGGTCAAAGCAACGCCTGGTGCTGCCAACGATCGCCGGCAGCGCGTGCAGCGGGGCAATCTGCGAATCCGCCGGCGTGCTCGAGGCCGTAAGAGGTCTCAACTTCGCACGTGCCGACGGGACGGTTGCACGGCCAACAGTGGCGTTGATTGACGACCCACAGACGGATCGCACGTCCAAAAGCGTGCTGCAATCGGAAGAACGCGAGAGTGCGATTGCGGCCGGCATCCTGCATTTGCCAGGTCCGGACGAAGCCATTGCTGCGCTGTTGGCGTGCACTGTGATTCGGCCAGGGGATATGGCCGATCAGATGCTCGACCGTGAACGCCACCCTGCGTGGCACGGCATCCGGAAAAAGCTGCTTTACAAGTGGCCGAGCCGCATGGATCTGTGGGACAAATACGCTGAAATCTACCGTGACGACTTGTCGGCCGGCGGCGACGGCTCCAAAGCGACCACGTTCTACCGACGAAACCGAAAGGCGATGGATCGCGGGGCTAAGGTGGCGTGGAAGTACCGCTTCGCAAAAGGTGAACTGTCCGCGCTTGAGCACGCAATGCGGCTCTATTACCGCGACCGCACCAGCTTCTTTTCGGAAATGCAGAACGAGCCGGAAGAGGACCAGGCCGATACCGTCGAAATGCTCACCGCGGCCGAAATCTCAGCCAAGGTATCCGGATACGCGCGACGGGAGATGCCGCCGGCCGTCGAACGGCTGACGTTCTTTATCGACGTTCACAAGCAAGTCCTGTATTGGGTGGTGTGTGCGTGGGAGCCGAGCTTCACGGGCTACATCGTGGATTACGGAACATGGCCGGAGCAAAAGGCCAACTACTTCGACATGGGGCACGCCAGGCAGACCATATTCAAAGCTAAAGAGATCACGGCCGGCAGTGTCGAAGGCAAGATCACTCAAGCCCTGCACGCGTGCCTAGGCGATCTGGCTGCTCGAGAGTGGCAGCGTACTGACGGAGCGGAAGTCCATTACGAACTGGGCATGATCGACGCTCAGTGGGGCGAGCAGACGGACACCGTGTATGAGGTGTGTCGCACTGCGAAGCGGAAGCATGGCCTACGCGTGATGCCCAGCCATGGCGTGCCCTTCGGTCCTGCCAAGAAACCGATCAGCAGGTGGGACCGCAAGACTACGAAAGGCAGAATTGGCGACGAGTGGCATATACCGCCACCAGCCAGAGGCCGAGGAATCCGTCACGTGCTGCAAGATGCCGGCCGTCGAAAGAGCTTTCTACACCGCCGACTTGCCACGCCGGCGGGAGATCCGGGCAGCTTGACGTTGTACGAGGCGCCGCCGTCGAGACACCGTCTAATTGCCGAACATCTCACCGCGGAGGTGGGGACGAAAGTAAGCGGCCCGTACGGTGAAATGACGACCTGGTCACTCATTCCTGGTCGTGACAACCATTGGCTGGATTGTGTTAGCGGATGCTGCACAGCAGAGTCGATCCTCGGCGGCAAGCTGGTGATTGCCGAGAACGCTGTGGTGGATGGCCAGAAACGCCGGCCGAAAAAGAAACGCGTGTGGTACATCGAGTAACAGAAAGGAACGCCAAGGATGGCCAAAAAGAGCACTCGAAAATCGAAAGCAGGAAGGCCACCAGGTCGCCCGAACGATCCGCCGGCCGTTGTTGAAACGATCCACGCAGCTTGCCCCTCATGTCAATCGACAGACAAAGAGCGGATCCGCATCATCAACGAGCAAGCCCACGCTGGCCTCTCACCGGCCGGCCACGAGCGTACGCACATCGTTTGGCGTCGATGCCGTTGCAAGTCATGCGAGCGGTATTACGTCGAAATCAGCCATGAGAACAGGAGTTAGGAAAAGAAATCGGTAATCCCGATTTCCATTTCGAATTCCCTCCGTTTCGAACTGGTAACGGACGCGATGCAACGAATACTCTCTCGCCTTGCTGCTGGCGATAGTGCTGGGCGTGGAACTCTACAGCTCGCTTCTGTGGGCTGTAGAGTTTTCGAGGAAACGAGATGGCTAACAACACCGCCGAAATCGAACGCATCGAAGAACTCTTGCGGTCCGGCGTGAAGTCCGTGACCGTCGACGGTGTGACGACCACTATTGATCGCGTGGCTCTCGAAAAACAGTTGCGAAGATTGCGAGCCGAGGATGACACGCAGCGTGGTCGCCGCCCCGTTGCGGCCAGCGTTGATTTGTCGGGATTCTGATGGTTGCTTTAATCCTTATGACCGCATTGATGCATAGCACCGATACGCTCACCGTCGACGTTTCCGCCGCCGGCGTTCGACCGTACGAGTTCAGCTATGACGCGGTAACGGACGAATCCAAGAAGCGTCGTAAGCCTGCGTCCGGGATCTTGCGTTCCGAGGACCTGGAGCTGCAGCACAGCGAGCGAGTCAAGCTGCTGTCGGCGACTCGAGACCTCCGGCGCAACTTCTCGATCGTAGCTTGGATGTTGCGTCAGCACGCGACGTACGTCTCGAGTTATCGTTACCAGTCACGGACCGGGGAAGCCGATCTCGATCGTCACATCGAAAGGGTTATCGCGAAACACAGTCGCGCCGATCGTTTTGATGTTCAGCGCCGGTTTAGCCTGCAAAAGTACTTGCGACTCTCCGAACTGTTGCGCACGGTCGACGGTGACGTGTTGTGGGTGAAACTTGCAAGTGGGCACATTCAAGGGATCGAAGGGGACAGGATTCGCAATCCGGGCGGGCACAGCACGTACGAACAAGCGGACGATAGAAGCGATTGGTATCACGGCGTCCACGTAAACGACTATGGTCGACCGATGGAATATGCTGTACACCGACGAGTCCGCGGTGGTCAGACGTTCGTTCACGAACGCAACATCCCGTGGTACCACGCGATTCACCATGGGTACTTCGACCGCATCGACCAGGTACGCGGAGTGTCGCCGCTCAGTTCGGCTTACGCTAGTCTCCGCGACGTATACGAAAACTATAGTCTGGCCTTGCTGCGCAGCAAAATTGAACAGCTGTTCGCGTTGGTGTTCACCAGAGAGGGTGATGATGCCGCTGGTGAGATAAGCGGCGGTGACGACGAGGACGGCAACGAAGACAAGAGCAAGTACACGATTGATTTCGGTGCTGGGCCCGTCGTGCTCGACATGGATCCGGGCGACGATGCCAAGTTTCTCAACAGCAATAATCCGTCGAGCCAGTTTCAGGCGTTCAACGAGGCCGTGCTAATCCTCTGTTTGCGATCCCTCGATTTGCCGTATTCTTTCCTGAGGGAGGACTTCTCAAATTTTTTCGGATCGAGAGGTGCATGGTTGTTGTACGACCGCGCTTGTGAGGACAAGCGAGCAGACAACCACTCTTTGCTGACCAAGTGGACTCGCTGGAAATATCGGCAACTCATCGCGGCCGGCGAAATCAAATTGCCACGCATCGACGGACGACGCCTCACGGTTGATGACGAGCCCTGGGAGTGGACTCCTCGTAAGATGCCCTGGTGGAAGCCGTCGGAAGAAATCAAGGGCAACTTGTTGGCAATCGGCGCTGGCCTTAGCTCTCCGCAGAAGGTCTGCCAGGAAAATGACCAGGGCGACTGGTACGAGAACATCGACCAAATTGCCAAAGCTGCGAAGTACGCCCAGGACAATGGTGTCAAGCTGAGCTTTGATCCAGGCCCGGATACACCTGGTCAGCCAGGTCCTGACGAAACCAAGGGAAGCAAGGATGAAGACAGCGACTGAGCCCAAACCGCGAAAGGTTCCGAGCAACGCCCTTTCCACTCCCATCGGTGCTTGGGAATTCGCCGAAAGCGAAGATCCCAGACGGGGACACATCAAGCTCGTAGCCCGCAGCGGCGAACCGATTGACCATTGGTGGTGGGGACGTGTCGTCCATGATTTTTCCGGCATGAGGCTTTACAAGGACCGCTGTACGCTCGACTACAACCACTGGCAAGACGAAGTGCTCGGCTACGCCGACAGGTTCGATGTATCCAACGGTGAGTTGGCGGTTGAGGGTGAACTGATCTCATTGCGCGATGACGATCGTGCAAACGAAGTGCTGCAAAAAGGTTTGGCCGGAGTTCCCTGGGAAGCGTCAATTAAGTTCGATCCTCACGACAAACTGCGAATTGAAGAACTAGCCGACGGAGTCACCGCGGAAGTAAACGGACGCACAGTTACCGGCCCTGTCACGATTCTCAGGGAATGGACGCTGCGCGGAATCGCGATTTGCCCGTACGGTACGGATCCGAATACGTCAAGTGAGTTTTCAGGCCGCGCCACCGGCGAGGTCGATATTTCTGTTTTCACCATGGAGGGTGACATGTCGAAGGATAACTCGCCGGAGAAGACGACCGACACGCCGGCAGAAAACGAGGTTGCCGGGGAAATGAGTCGTGAAACCGATCCCCAGAATGACGGTGCCCATCGCGATGCCATTCGCGACGAACTGAAGAAGTACGTCGACGAATTTGGATCCGAAAAAGGCTCCGAGTGGTACTTTGCCGGCAAACCTCTTGAGGAGTGCTACCGCGAGCGTATGGCCGAGTTCCAGCAACAAATCGAAGCTGCTCAGTCTTCCTCCAACGAGGAAGTCACCAAGCTCAAAGAAAAGGTCACGGAGTTGACCACTCGCCTCGAGCAAATCGGAAAAGAAGGCGAGAAAGATCCCGTGAGCTTTACGAGCGGTGAAGCCAAGGAAAAGGACGGCGATGGCGGCGAAGCTGCCAGCCAGTTCAACGGCCGGCTCTCTACTGGAATGGCGAAGTTTGCTTCCGGGATGAAGCTGCGAGGAGAAAGCTAACCGCAGAAAGCTAACCGCGCCGCGGACACAACGTGTGACGCCACGCCCAGCAGCACGCGACCAAAAAATCTCACACTGACAAGGAAGTCAAATTATGTCACTGATAACCCTGCTGGACATTGTGAAGCGCAATGGGCGCGACATGGAAGTAGGTTTGGTCGATGAAACGACCAAGGCCCACCCCGAGATCTCGGGTCGAATTGTTCTACCCGGTGGCGAAGTGCGGCAACTCGCTGGCGTTGGTGCCGCGCGCACGATCATCGGCACCTCGTATAAGACACTGGTGCGAACGGCACTACCAAGCGTGTCCTTCCGTGACGGCAACCAGGGCACGGCTCGCACGAAGTCGAGATATGAAGAGCGAACCGTCGAGACGTATATCATGAACCCCAGATGGGGAGTCGACAAAGCCGTCGCCGATCGAAGTGAGGACGGGTGGCAGGCACTCATGGCCGACGAAGCTGAGGCTCATACCGAAGCGGCGTGGCAAACGGTCGGGAAACAACTGTTCTATGGCCGAGGTACGGGCGACTCGAAAGGGCACCCTGGCTTAGTCGACGCGTATGATTCGACGAATAAAGTCGTCGACGCCGGCGGCACAACCGCGGACACGGGCTCATCGGTGTGGTTCGTCAAGTGGGGTCCGCGCGCCGTACAGTGGGTGTACGGGCAAAACGGAAAGTTCGAGGCGAGCGACGTCGACTTGCGCGATCTGACCGACACGGATGGCAACAACTACACCGGCTATCATCAGGAACTCTACGCGTACCCGGGCGTGCAGGTCTCAAGCAATCGTTACTTGGTCCGGATCCGCGACATCACTGAAGATTCCGGGAAAGGATTGACGGACGCTTTAATTGCGTCCGCGCTGTCGAAATTCGACAGTGGCGTGGTTCCCGACGTCATGTTCATGAGTCGCCGATCGCTCTTCCAGCTTCAGGCCAGTCGTACGGCCACAAATGCGACGGGAACGCCCGCGCCAATTCCTCAAGAGGCGTTCGGTGTGCCGATCGCGCCGACTGATTCGATTCTCGACACCGAAGCGCTGTCGTAACCGACAACGTAAAGGTTGCGTTCCGAACACGAACACGACAACCACGAGCCAAGGAGGGCTCATCAAATGATTCCAAAAAGCAAAACGTGGCTGCTGATCGCATTGCTTGTCATCGCCGTCGTTCCTCTTGCTGCGATTCCGATTGTCGGATTGGGTGCGCTCGCCAAGCCGATCGGCTCGGCCCTGACCAGTCTGTTCTTGTTGCCGTTGGTAGGAATGGCGCGTGGCCTAGCGGACTATTCGCTGCAGGTCACCAAAGCCTTGCCAAACGGCGCCGCGACGGTTGTCACGGACGGCATTGACCTAGAGGTGTCCGCACAGGCAAACACCGTCGCACAATTTGAACTGAGGGTCGCGGCTCCGGCGCTGGTGACGGCTGATTTGCCTGACACCGAAACCATGAAATACGACGTCTACCACGACACAGCGAGCGACTTCAGCACAGAGGCACTGCTGCTAAGAGACGTCATCGTGCAGACCGGTGCAGGTGGGGCCGGGGCCGCAGCCCAGACCGTGGGCGTCCGGCTGCCGGCACACGTGAGCCGGTACGTACGGCTGAAGGCGACCAACAGCGGCGCCGGCGACGCTTCGGACAAGTCGATGACCGTAGACTTGGTCGTTCCGCACGCGTAAGGATTTGGCGATGGGTTCCGCGATAGACAATATGTGCGATCACGCGCTTCGAACGACGGCCTTGCTGGCTGGCAAGCCGTCGACGGAGACCGTGACGTACAACCGGGATGGCGCGGATCCCATCACGTTGGAGAAGCCGATCCAGGCGGAGTCGGTGTGGGAGTCCGAGCTGGAAGACGACTCTGTTGTCGAGTGGAACGGAGTGGACTGGCTGATTCCGGCCTCGCAGATTGAGGACCTGTCACCAGCCACGCCAGAGCGTGGAGACTACGTAGAGCACACCGATGCAGGCGGTACGGTGCGGCGTTACGACGTGATGGCCCCTCCCGGGCTTCGGCCGTGGCGATTCATGGACCGCGGTCGAGGGTGGTTGCGGGTTCATACCAAGCTGTGCAGTGAGACGTAGCAATGGCAAAAGTCGCCGATGTCGCCGACGCGGTCGTCACGCTTCTGCAGGCCAACGGCTTCAGCGAAGCTGCTCGGCGCTATTTGCCATACCACACCGTCAAAGACCTGGCTGACCGGCAAACGAGCGTCATTCCGAAACTTGACACGTTGGACGACGGCGCACGTAGCGGAGGCGATCGCGTATTTGATCTAAGTATCACAGTCGCCCAGCAGGTCGACCCGGCCGACAACGACGCAGTGGATTCATTGACGGACAACGTCGAAACGCTAATTGAGGCGTGCGACGAAGGCGGTTTTCTGCGTGAGGCGACACCGGCGTCAACGACCTGGCTGGAGGGGCCCGAGTTCCCACGCGGAGTGCTGTACGATCCCAAGTTGCTGGACGATAAGAGGGTCTTTCTATCGGCGATGACAGTGCGATACGAACTACTTGAAGAATAACCGGGGGCGCTGCCCCAGAGCACGGAGGCTCATACGATGCGCGCACGCGACTGTAAAACTTACTACGACAGCGCCGACAATTGGACCACGCCGACATGGGCGGAAGTCGCGAAAATCATCGACGAGACGGTTACGCCGGAATCTGATACGGCACAAGGCGGGTCCCGGGAGAGCGAGTGGGAGGACACCGAGCAGACGATGAAACGGCTGCAAGGCGAGATTACCTACCGCTACAAGAAACACCCGGCCTCCGACGATGCGGTGTACACGAAGTTCGTGACGGCGTTCCTCGCCAATAGCGTGGTATTCATGCTTTTCCTTGACGACGCGAGCACCACCACAGACGCCGAGGGGTGGCGAGCGCCGATGAAGGTCACCGCCATGCCGCAACGTCGCAACTTGGGCGACATCATGGAGATTACGGTTTCCGTGCGATCGTGCCTGTATGACGACAGCGGCACGCTGCGAGAGCCGGTCAAGTACGTCGCGGTGTGATCGTCGCGCCTCCTGGACCAATACCCAGTTTAATCACGGAGTACTCTTGATGTCCGACAAACCAGACCAAGCAAAGCCGGCCAACCCGCCGGCAAACATGGCGAAGCCTGTCGGCCAGGCCGACCAATTGGCACAACTGAAGCGGACAAAGATCGAGTCCGTCGAAGGAATGAACCCGCAACGGGTCGTGTATTTGCCCGCGAAGCAACTCCGGGCTCTCGGGCGATCCGACGTGGTCGGAGAAAACGTTTGCGTCGCCATCAAGGTTGGCGAACTACTTGACCTGTGTAAGTAGTTGCTGGCCGGCCGAGCAGTTTTGGAGGCGTCAGGGACGATGCCAAGTTTCAAGGATACAGAGGGCCGCGTGTGGGTCTATGAAATCGACGTGCCCACGTTGAAGCGGGTGCGCTCGATCGCCGGCGTCGATTTGTTGACGATCGAGATCGAGCAACTGCTGTCCGACGTCGCCGATCCAATCAAGCTGATCGACAGCCTGTACGCCTGTTGCTTCGATCAGGCTGAATCGCGTGGCCTGACTGACGATGAGTTCGGTCGGGCAATGGGCATCGACCCGGATCCACTGGCCGAAGATCTCCTGAGGGCCCTCGCGGATTTTTTCCCGAGTCTGGGGCGGAGCCGGATGGCGACGACCCTGAGGAGGATCTTGGACCGCTCGAGGAAGATGATGGAGAAGATGCCGAGGGACAAGATCCAGGCGGCGTATCTGAATCGGCTGGATCAGCAATTCGATCGGACGGAGACATTGATGGAGAAACTGATCTCTGGGACTCCATCGACCGACTCGCTGGCATCGCAGGAGTCATTGCCGACCAGCCCGGAGTGACAATGCGGTCTCTGGCACGGATGGCTGAGGCACGCCGGGAAGACGAATGGGACAGAACAAGCTTCATTCTCGCGGAAATCCACAATGCACAATGCACACGGGAGTTTGACTGCGTAACCCCGGCCCAACGAAACCCAATTCGGCGACGTGGCCAGCGCGAACAGACTAGCGGCGCCCTGCACCGATCGATCGCCGCCTCGCTGCCAGAGGACCCTGACCAATGCCAAGCGTCGCAGGATTCGGGCTTGATTACAGAATGACCGATCTGTTCTTTGATCGGCCAGCCGTGCAGCGGCATGTGGACACGGTCGCCCGCAAATCGCTCAGCCTTATCGGGCGAAACCTCCGGCAACGTGCCCGGCGATCGATCAAGATTGTCGCACCAACCAAGAAGCAGTTTGAGCGTGCTCGATCGAGTGACCGGAAGAAACGAGCGCGAGCACGCGCCACGATTCGCGAACGACGCGGGCGAACATCACAGCCAGGTCAGCCGCCGCTCTCCCACCAGCGCGCGTCTGAACGCCTTTCAATTCGAAACATCCTCTACATCTATGAGGCCAACAGAAAAAGCGTCGTTGCTGGACCGGTGAAATTGAACGGGGCAAAAGCGAGCAACAACGTCCCCCAGACGTTAGAGGAAGGCGGTACGGCCACACTGCTTGAGACGCAACGAGACGGCCAGTGGGTGGTCGTTGGGGCGCGAAGGTTTCGCAAGTCGAAACGGAAGAAGCGTAAAAGACGAATCAAAATCGCAGCCAGGCCGTTCATGTGGCCGGCGCTGCAGGCGGAAGTAACCGATCCAAAATTTCCCGGTGTGTTTGAAAGGGCGGCATAGTGTCAGGATCGCGTGAGATCCGGGCCGGTAAGGCGGCCGTCGAGGTGTATCTCAAAGACCGCAAACTGAATGCGGGCCTGGATCGAATGCAGATGCGCCTCCGCACCGCTGCCCGGGCTGCGGCTACCGCCGGATCCGGCATGGTCTTAGCTTCGGCGACGCTCCTTGCACCTCTACTGGGAGCTGCCAACGAATTCGCCAAAACCGGCGACGCCTTGGACAAGATGAGCAAGCGGACGGGCGTATCTGTCGAGGCTTTGTCTGAGATGGGCTTCGCCGCCGAACAGAGCGGCACCGACTTGACGCAGCTGGGCAACGCCATGTTTCGCATGACGCGGCGGATCGGTAACGCTACGACCGAAACCGGGCCGGCGGTCCGGGCGCTCAAAGAGTTGGGTTTGTCGGCGAGCGAACTATCGAACATGGACGCGGAACAGCAGTTTTTGACCCTCACTGACGCCCTCGGCCGCGTACCAAATGACGCCCGACGCGCACAACTTGCCTTTGAAGTTTTTGGTGACAACGCTCGGCAACTGATGCCGCTGCTCAATGAAGGCTCGGTCGGCATCGAGGCCCTGCGAAAACGAGCCCGAGAGTTGGGGCTCACGTTGACTGGTGAGGACGCGGCCGCGGCAGCCCAACTCACCGACAGCATGAATGAGCTCAAGCGGTCACTGCACGGCGCGTGGTTGCAGGTGGGAGGGGCATTGGCTCCGAGTCTGTCAGGCCTGGCAAAGGCGTTTGGCAATGCTGCTGGTCGCGTCAGTCACTTCATTAGGGAGAATCGTGGGCTCGTTATGTTGGCTGCCAAAGCGGCGGCGGTGCTTGGGGGCGCAGGCGTCGCGGTGTTGGGGTGGGCTGGTGCATTGAAGGTGGCTTCCATTGCCGTTGGCGCCTTGAGCCCCGTGCTTGGCGTGTTATCAGCCGCCGTGGGTGTGGTTGGGTCCGTACTGGGTGCGATCGTGTCACCCGTGGGTGTCGTCGTCGCGGCGATCGCCGGCGGCATCTACCTATGGACGCAGTGGACGGAGGCCGGCCAGCAAGCGGTGGGTGCACTCGGGAAGGCTTGGAACGTTGTGGCCGGCATTGCGATGGAGGCGTTGGGCACGGCCAAGCAGGTTTTTGGGGGAATTGTCGACGCGCTGCGGGTCGGCGATTTGAAGCTAGCCGCCCGCATTGCCTGGTCCGGCGTTCAGGTGATCGTATTGCAGGCGTACGAACGCATTCGGAGCCAATGGGGCAGGTTGACCGGGGCCGTGGGCGAAGTGTGGGGAGCGATCAAGAAGCAGGCTGCCGGCGTGTGGACGTGGATCTCCGGCGTCTGGTCAAAACTGCCCGGTGTAATTGCGAAGGTCATGGCGGCCGTCAAAAACACGGTCGGCGTGATCGGGCAGTTCCTCGCCGGCGTGTTGGGCGGTCCACTCATTGTGTCGCAGTGGGGCCGGCTGACGGCTGCTGCCGGTCAAGCGTGGGGGTTCATCCAAGACCGGGCGGCTGGTGTCTGGTCGTGGATCTCCGGCGTCTGGTCGCGGTTGGCGGACGTTATCGCGGGGCCCCTGGGTTCGATCCGGGACTCGGTGGGAGCACTCGGGCAATACCTTGCGGCCGCTTTGGGTGAGCCGCTGCAGGACCTCGGCGGGATTTTCGGCGAGACCTTTCAGGGAGTTGTTGACGCCGTAAGCACCGGCGATTGGGGAGCCGCCGGCGAAATCATCATGAACGGCATCAAAGCCGCCTGGCAAACCGGCGTGGCTGCACTGCAGAAGATCTGGGGTGACTTCACGTCGGCAATGATCGAAGCATTCGCAGGCGCTGCAATCGCCGTTCAGCGGTTGTGGACCGATACGCAAGATCGCATCGCCCAGGGCATACTCGACCTGGCGTCAGAGGAAGGCATCGTGGGAAGCGTGGCCCGCAAGGTGCTTGGCGTCGACATGCGTGCCGAAGATGCCAGAAACGAAAAGCTGGAGCGTGAAGGTAGACAAGCTCGCCGGCGAAGCCTTGAAACGCAACACGGGGAGTTACAGGGGCGGCTCGCAGCGGCAGAGCTCGCCGGCGATCAGGGCGAGATCGAGCGATATACCAAAGCGATCGCAAGAAATCGCAGTGAACTGGAATCCATAGGAGGGCCCATCGAGTCGGCCACCGAGCAGGCAAAGCGACTGGTGCATGAAAGCACGCGTGCGGCCCAAGAAGCGTTCGCCGGCAACATGCTGGATATGGCCAGCAATGCCCAGCTGGCCGCGAACTTGGCGGCGGAAGCATCTAAGAAGGAGGCGCAGCTCGCTCGTGAGCGACTTCAGCAGTCCGTCCAAGAGGCTGCGGACAAACGCGGCTTGAGTGAGGGCCGGAGCCGACTGGAGGTCACTCGAGCTGAACTCGCAGCGGCCATTGCGGAAGCGGCCGCGGCCTCCGAGAGGGCAAAGAAAGAAGGCGACCGATGGAAAGATCGAAAAGACGGAGCTGGGGACGTTGCGAGTCGCAACACCGGCACGTTTAGCGGATACCGACTCGGCGCCCAGTTTCAGGGGCAGGACCTCAATAAGAAACAACTGGCCGAGCTAAAGCAAATCAACAGGGGCGTGGAAAAGCTCAATTCGTCAAGCTTCAGCTGGGGGATGTGACATGCGACGAGTATCGAGCCAAATGGTCGCCGTCGCTGCGGTTTTGCTGGCCTTTCTGACGTGGACGGCCAACAAGGTCGATGACCGGTTCACGCGACTCGAGGCGAAACTGGACTCCGTGCAGTCCAAGGTGGATCAGCTAGTGGCAGCTGCCGGTGTGGGACCGATCGACAAAGTAGCCAGGAAGTGACCAATGCCAAAAAGTGATCACGAATACGTCGCGGCCGAGTTTGCCAACAAGATCCTCCAGTCTCGCGTGCCCGTCTCCGCCGGGCACGACGAAACCGATGAGGCAATCGAATACGCCGCCGACCGCACTGCCAGTGAAATCGTGGAGATGGCTGCGATCGCGACGAAAGTGTGGAAGAAACGGAACAAGCGAACGGACGCTCCAACAGCGGACGAACTCTTGCGCATGCGGCGAGCCATCGCCGATTTCATATGTGAGGCTGCGCGTCATCAGCAGTTAGCCGATGCCAGAGCGCGTACGATCGCCATTGATGCCAAGGAGATCGCATAGTGCCCGTCTTAGTCACTGAACAGCCAGGATCCCGCCGAGGTCGCTCCGCCTTCGATTCCGCCTCTGAAATCGAATACGAGTATTGGCTGAAAGAATCCGATGACCTGGCGACGCTCATCGCGGCATTGTCCGCTGAAGCACCGGTCACGATCACCGATCCCGTCTGGGGCGGAACGCTCGTGCGCGGAGCCATCGACTGGGAACGGTTGGGGACGGAGCATTACAGGTTTTCGCTCAATTACGTGGAGCCGAAGAAATACGACGATCAAAAGCCACCGGACACTGGTGACTATCGCATAAGCTTTGACACCACCGGCGGCCAGGTCCGGATCACATCGTCGCTCGAGACGATCGCGATGTACAACTCGTCCGGCTCGGCGACGCCCGACAACAAGCAGACGATTGGAGACACCAAGAGTGGCGACGTCGAGGGCGTAGATATTGTGGTGCCGGCGATGCGCTGGACGGTCAGCTACACGCAACCGCTAGCCACCGTGAGCGAAGCATACATTCGCACGATCGAGATGCTGACCGGTACTACAAACGACGCCACTTTTTGGGGCCGTCCTGCAGGCGAGGTTTTGTTCATGGGAGCGACGGGATCCATGGGGATCAAGGCTGATCCCACGATCGATTACTCTTTCGTCCGGATGCCGAATTTGACGAGCCAGACCATCGGCGACATCACCGGGATCGACAAAAAAGGCCATGAATACCTGTGGGTTTGGTTCGAATCAACAGAGGTGGACACGGGATCGGAAAAACGTATTGCATCCGTCCCGAAGAAGGTCTACGTCGAACGGGTCTACCAATCTGAGGATCTGTCGGCGCTGGCGATCGGCACTTGAAAGAGGGCACGGATGCCGCTCGAACACGTACAACCAAGTCAACGCATCAAGCTGTCCGCTCGCGCGGAAAACATGAAACGCGACGCTGCGAATTGGGTGGCCGCGAATCGTGAGGGGCGCAACCACGGGCCGCTCGAGGATGAGCTGAATCCGGGCGTTTGCCAAATCAAGAACGCGACCGGTAGCCCATGTGATCGGTTTACCGTATTTGGGTTTTCGGATGCGTTGATTCGCCCCGACGAAAACGCCAACCATTTTCGCCAGAAAGTCGCTCTTGTGGGGCGTACTCCCACAAGCGTCGACATTCATAGATGGGCGGTGTCGCAAATCCCGCTGGATGAAAGCAAGACCGGCCCAGCCGTCGTTTCCGGGGCAACTCCCGTCCTGGTGGAGGTCACTGAAGAAAACCAGTGCTACACCTGCGTGGCTGCGATCCCCGGGGACAACACCAAGCTGACGTTGGTCGAAGGGGGAAGAGCACAAGTACTGTGGAAAGAGGATGGCTTGGGTGTCAAAGAGGCCTATGTGCAATTGAGTATCTTCTGCGGCTGCCGATTGAACCCGTCGTCTTCACCGAGCAGCTCGTCGCCCAGCAGTTCCTCCCCGTCTTCACCGAGCAGCTCGCCGCCCAGCAGTTCCTCCCCGTCTTCACCGAGCAGCTCGCCGCCCAGTTCGCCATCGTCTTCACCGAGCAGCTCGCCGCCCAGCAGTTCGCCATCGTCTTCACCATCCGCGCCGTCGTCCGTGGCGAGTTCGGAAAACTGCGGCGAAGACCCTTGTGGAACGTGCCTGTATCTCAAAACGGAAAGCGGCTGGGACCTGGTCAGCGACGACTGCCTGTACGCCGTCGAAGGCTGTGACATCGGTGGTTGCAGTCAACCGAATCCGGGCTCGTACCAACCTGGTGATTATGTCGTGACCTGCTGTCTTTACGCTCCGCCTCCAGAATGATGAATTGCCGACACCGAAAAAACGACGCTTGCATGGTTTCCATCGGGATCGCGGAGCGACCGGTTGGAACCACCGATGAGGACTGCGCACGCTGCCGTACGCTGGATCCTCCGCAGGACGTCAATCGCCTGACGGTCTCCAGGGCCCTGGCCACGATGAGAGCCAACGGTGCACCAAATGACCAACTGTTTGCCACGGCTCGCCTGTATCGCGACGTGTTGTCACCGGATGCACAACGCGAAACGAATCCCGACGCGAAGAAGTTGGTACTGATCACGCGGCTTTGCCCTGGCGACGTGCTCACGTTGACGGCAGCCGTCGAATCGTTGCACGCGACGTATCCCGGCGAGTACGTGACGGACGTGCGGACGCCGGCCCTCGACATCTGGAAACACAATCCACATATCACGCCCGTCGACTGCGACGATCCGGACGGACTCCCGGTCGAGATGCACTATCCGACGATCCACCAATGCAACCAAGCGCACGTCCCTTTCTTGGGCGGATTCACGAGCCACCTTGCCCAGGAGATCGGCCGGCCTCTGACCCTGACCGTCAATCGCCCTTGCCTGTATTTGAGCGACGATGAAAAGTCGTGGAAGAACCAGGTGCATGAAACAATCGGCCAGGATGTGCCGTTCTGGATCGTCAACGCCGGCGTCAAAAAGGACTACACCACGAAGGCGTGGCCTGTCGAGTACTTCCAGGCCGTCGTCGATCGCACGCTCGGCCATATCCAATGGGTCCAGGTCGGAGCCGAAACGGATGACCACCCGCGGCTTGACGGTGTCGTTGACCTGGTCGGAAAGACGGACCACAGGCAATTAATCCGCCTGGCGTGGCACTGCCAGGGCGGGCTCGGGCCTGTAACGTACCTGCAGCATTTGTGTGCAGCGTGGGAAAAACCTTACATCTGCCTGCTTGGCGGTCGTGAACCCGTCACGTGGACGAGCTATCCGTTGCAGTACACGCTCCACACTATGGGGGCGCTCGAGTGCTGCAAACGCCAGGCGTGTTGGGAATCACGCGTGGTTCCTCTAGATGATGGCGACGACAAGAACGATCGACTATGTAAACGCCCCGTGCTGGGGTTGCGTCGGCCGGTACCGGCATGCATGGCGATGATCAAGCCCGATGACGTAATACAACTTGTGGAGCGATTGGCAGCGTGAACGTATTGATCAAATTCCGGCACGGCCTTGGTGATGCTGTTCAACTGACGGCCGTTCTGCAGATGCTCCGTCACTATCGTCCTGAATGGTCGATCGACGTCGCGGCCTTGCCGGGCAAGCACTCGCTCTACCGTGGCTTGTGCCGTCGATCGCTGGAATTGGTCGACGTCGTCAAGGAAGACTACGACCACATCTACAACCTGGACTGGTGGGAAAGTCATCGCACGTACCACGAGTGTCCCTCAACGAAAGTAAGCCTGTGTTTGGATGAGGTTTTCGGTCTACCGCCAGAACCGTTGACCTATTCGGTCAACACTGGGCAAGCCGCAGCGGACCGCGTTTCATCTTACGTCAATGGTCTGGGCCCGATCGGATTGCTTCACTATCAAGGCAACACGTCGTCAGAGCACAAGGACCTCGATGAGCCAACCGCTCGATGGGCGCTCGAGGCAATGCGGCGGCGAGGTTTGACCCCAGTGCTGCTCGACTGGGATCGTCGCAGCCCGCTCTGCGCAACGTATGAGAATCCCGGGCGAGGCAACGCCCTCTGGGGCCGGCCGGATACAGGCGACGGCGAAACACTTGTTGCGCTGTGCCAGGCGGCTACCGTTGTCGTGGCGATCGACAGCGGCCCTCTCCATTGTGCGATGGCCACAGACACGCCAACAATCGGCGTTTGGACACATCATCATCCGATACATTTTGCGGACGTCTCGCCGGCGACGTTGCACTTGGTACCTCACGACCACGCATCACTGATCCGCGGCGACCAGGCCGTAGGATTGGCCGCGTTTCGCCGACTCTATCGGCACTCTCCTTATCACTGCCTGGCAGAGGCGATCGAGGGCGCAATGAGTGAGCTTCTTGACGAAGGTCTCTATCTCGAGCACGGTCCTTTCGCTGTACGGCGTCAATTTGCCGAGCAGGACCTGGTCATCGTGCGAGACGTGTACTACGAGGATACGTATCGCATGCGCATTTTCGGTGAGCATCACCGTAGCGGGCCGCAAGTAGTCGTTGACGTCGGTGCCCATATTGGCTCGTTCACCAAGCTCTATCAGGAGATCAACCCGCAAGCCAAGTTCATCTGCATCGAGGCGTGCTCCGAGAACATCCCTGTTTTGCAACGAAACGTAGGCGATGACGTGGACTTCATGCACGCAGCGTGCACATACGAAGATGACATCGCCTTGTGGAACGCTGTGTTTGCCGGCACCGAATCAACTGGCGGCTCGATCGTCACCAAACGAAGCGACGAGCGGCTTGATGGGCAACACTCGTATCGTCGCGACTCTCGACCGCTGCGGACTGTGACGCTCGAGGACATTATGGGTCGACTGAATGTTGACGCGATCGACATTCTGAAGCTGGATTGCGAAGGCAGCGAATTCTCGATTCTTGGCAATTCGCCGCAAACCGACCGCATCGGCCTAATCGTCGGCGAGTTCCACGGGTACCGGCGCTGGCACGTCCTGCGCAACGCACGATTCCGCGATTGGGACTACAGCGAAATCCGGGCGGGTGACCTTGGCACCTTCCACCTACGTAACCCGAAATGGAAAGGTTGCTGGAATGACCCCCGCTAATGCGTACATCGTCGCCGGGGTCACCTCCAGCGGAAACCGCCTGTTGGCATCCGTCCTGGTGCGCTCCGGGTGCGACGGTGAAGGCAGCACAAGACAGCCGAAGACCGCGGGCCGACTGCCGCCACCGAACCGACCGCTCGTCATCATCAAGCACGGTGGCCTGAGTGGTTGGATACGTGCCTTTCGCAGCCTTGGATACGAGCGAATCGTTGTGATCGTTCTGGTTCGCGAGCCGATCGCCAATTCTGCCTCGATGGTGGCTCGCGGCCATCAGCACGACTTCGAAGGTGCCTACCATCACCGCCTCGTGGCCATCTCTCGCAACATCGTCGAGGCACTGGCTAACAAGGTCGACGTCGAAATCATCACCTATGAAGGACTGTCGGAGCCGTTCCTGGAGAAGTGGCTACCACGCATCGGGCTGCCGTACGTTCCAGGTCAGTTGTCACTGCCCGGCCAGGCTGCTCCTGGCGAAATCTGCAACCAGAACGCAAAGCATTACTCGCAAGAGGCTTACAGATGACCTTCACTCGCGGATCAACAATAGGTACTTTCTGGCGACCCACACGGGAGG